TACATCGTGTATCTACGGCAGAAACATACAAAAAAAGACGATGGATGATGGCAAAAAAAATTAGGCGTGTGGTGGAACTCTCCCGCATGTGGGAGAGCCAACTGGAAAAAGGAATTTGATTTTTGTGACAAGGACGACCTTGTGGCGGTTCATTTCAAGGATATTGACAACTCTATAAAAAGAAAGATTGTTTATGCTGGCAAGACAGGGTGTCTTAATGACTGCAACAATAGTTGCCTGTCCAAGTACGGGATGTCTGCTGATAAGAGTAAGCTCGACAATTCCACAATTAATTTTGGGGTAGATAGTTTTGAAGGAAATAAGGTATGCTACCTTAAACATGATACAAGCAACGTAAAGATTGTTTAAACAAAATGAACCTTGAAAACCCCCATAAGGAAAAGCATGACAATCACCACAAGGAATGAAACCGCAATACAGTAAAAAGCCCGACAACAATAAAGTTCATTCATCTTTTCCATTCATGTTGAAAGAATAGAAAGTCAATTTTAGTTATTTTCTATAAAATATTTTTGATAATGGTTTCGATCTCGCGGTGGTATGTTTCCAGACCATTTGTCTTGTTGTTCATGACAAGGATGTCTTCCTGGATGGCCAGTTGTTCTGTTTCGGATGAGTGGTTGTCGGAGTGTGGCGTTCCATCCACGATCCTTATCAGCACACCCCCCCGATCCTTGACCCACTGGGCCTCGTTCCTGAACCTCACATCCGATATGATAACATTGCCTGCTGGTGCGCGCATGTCCATATGTCTTACCCAGAAATCATTCCCCAGCATATCCCTGACCATGTCTGTCCCGACCTTTTGCATCATTTGTCTTGGAGAGAGCCCCCACCTTTCATCCACTTTTTCCTTGAGGCGTGGGTCGTGCATCTGTTCTGTTTCCAGATGGAACATGATCTGGCATATCTGTTTCACGGGCTCTGCGAATGAATGCTTCTTGAAGCCGCGGGTTCGAACAAGGTAATCGGCAAAGGTGTCTTTTCCAGATTGTTTGCGCCCAATCAATCCAATCAGAACCATATAGTTTCTTTTATTTTTTATAAAAACAAACAGATCCAATTTCATTTTTCTAATCCAAAAAATGAAATCAATCAGTGAAACTATTTTATTTAAAAGTTGTAGCACATAACCATAAAAAGAAGAATGGAGTGTAGCGTGTGTTGTAGCACAAATTACGAAAAAAGAGTAAAGTGTAATAATTGTCAGTACGAGGCATGTAGTGGGTGTGTCCAGAAATATTTATTGAATATTACAAGTGATGCTCATTGTATGAATTGCCGGCACTCGTGGGACTTGTTGTTTTTAAGGCAGAACCTAGAACAGAAGTTTCTGGATGATTCTTTTAAAAAGTATCGTATAAAATTATTGATGAAGCGTTTTAGTCGAGCGTTGGGCAAGGATTTTCTGTGCCCGTGCCCATCGTGCCACTACGGCAAGATAAGGAAATCGACGATGACCTGCTCGTCATGCTGGATCAGGGTGTGTGAAAAATGTCTCTGTCATCAAGAAGAACATCACATCTGCCGGGATGAGATTGTCAAATCCCTCGACAAGGTGGCGGAATTGAGCAGGCGTTGCCCCGGTTGCCGTATCCCCATTGAAAAAAAATCCGGGTGTTTCCAGATGTTCTGCACCCAATGTTATACGGCGTTTGACTGGAATAATGGAAACATCATCAACGAAAACATCCACAACCCACACTACTTCGATCACCACCAGCACCACGCAATGAAACAGGGTTTTCAACAAAAACTCGACAATATGACGGAATACCACCTCAAGTGGATTTTTGAAGAATTTTATCACCTGATGACAGATATTGAGAACCAAATGGAAAAGGTTTCCCCATTGAAACAAACAGACCCAGACCCGTTCTGCTGTGGCTTGCTTGAAGATCACTTGTACCAACAAGACGAGGAACGACAACGGAATCTGTCGCTGTATGTCCTCTGGGGCGATTACTATAAACGAGGGATGAGGATCCTTCTTGATATCACGAGACAGCAGCACACCGACATCCAGCACCGTATCAAGTGTTTTAAAAATGATCTAAAGGAAATATTGATTGATTATAACGAACATGTGGCGGAGTGCTTACAATTGAGGGGGAACAGATTGTTCCCATGCAACCCACCTGTTTTGTGTATGTGAATAAATTCCTACTTATCTAAATAATTTATTTAGATAAACATACATACTTTTCGTTATTTTTTTTACTTGCGGGATTTTTTCAATAATTTTTTTTCTTGTTGTTTGCGCCTTTTAGGATTCACACAGACCATCACAGGGGGAGAAATAATGTCCAGCAAACTAAAGACAAGCCCAGAGAACAAGAGGCCAAACAAGAAATAACTGTGGAAATTTTTCTGCATACAACGGTATATGGTGATCCACTTCTTCTCCTGTGTCTCGTCCATATCCCCGTCAATCAGCATGATTTTCTTCTTTTCCTTGAGCGTATAGACAAAATAGGTTGTCACAAAAACGATACACATGATATCTGATACAAGGTGGTAGATGGACTTGGATTGACCGCATGTAAAGGTGGCGACAAGAATGTAAAGCACAGCTACAAAACATCCCTGCATGAGGGCACACCAATAGGTGTTTTCACGCTCCTTGCGGATTTCGTTATAGATCTTCTTCTGGTCGTTGTCCAACACTTTTACGAATTCGCGGATTTTCTTGTAGCAGTCCTTGACTCCAACAAAGGCAAAGATGAAGGCAATTGCGATCATGGCTGGGATGTAGAACCATTTTGTGTGGAATTTAATAAATACTTGTTCTGGCATTTTTTATTTATAAAGAATATTTATTTATGTCGTCAAAAAAAAAATTTTTTTTAAATCGTTGGTAGGACGAGTATGGCCGAAAGATTATAAATGTTTTCATCGGTCAATACGATACTGTTGGCCCCCCTCGACTTCCTCAATGACATCCATTGACGCTGGGCCACAGACAAAACCCCGAAATGGTGGTATAGGTGGAAATCGCTATTCATCCGTGTATAAGAATCTTCCTCTTCACACAAGTCCTCTTCTTCCATACACGCCCTGGACATGTTCTTGATGGCACGCAGGACCTCATAGTCGTATTCAAAAATGTCGTCCCTGAATATGTCAAACATGTAAAGGAGGGCGTTGATGCTGCTTGATTTTTTAAGTTTTTTTTCCAGTAAAGATGCCGAGTATCGCTTCTTGATTTCTTGTTGTTCTTCTTTTCCCCAGTGGGTGTGGTAGGTATTCCATACCCTGAAAAAGAATTCCTTGTCCATTTTGTATCTGTATAAAAAAGAAAATGTCAGTGCTGTTTGTCTTATAACCTTCAGCACAAAACAGAAGAAATCAATTTTGATGACAATACACAACAATTATGTTTTTCTAAACAATAAAAAAACAAAAGTTTTGTTTAGAAAAAAACATGATCCAAAAGGATATTGGAAGACACCTGGTCGAAACATACAGCCACGTAGGATGTGAGCACCAAAACAAGGAAACAAATACCAGGGTGGCCGTGCTGGTGGAGACCCGTGATGCGTATTTCCTACCCCTGGTCCTTAAAAATTTCTGTATTGTTTTAGGGGGGGAATGGAATTTCCACTTGTTCATCAATGACAAGGTGGAAAATTTTTTAACAACTGAATTGCCCGATTTCCAGTATCGCAAAACAACAATTCGGGATAAAAGAATGACCCCCAAACAGTATTCTTACCTCTTGCGACAGAGACAGTTCTGGGAACAGATCTACGAAGAGACAATCCTTATTTTTCAGATTGACTGTTTATTGTTGAGGCCAATCCCCACATGGGTCGAACAATACGATATGATTGGGGCTCCGTGTGGCCTGATTCGGGGGAATGAGATGTGTGTTTATAATGGGGGTTTCTCGTTGCGAAAGAAAAAAGCCATGCTGGAGGTGGCGCTTGAAAATGTGAGACAGAACCAACTGGAAAACCGCCCAGAAGACGTTTTCTTTACCGATCTTTTGTGGGAAAAAAGTGGGTATAACTTGCCAGATGTCCAGACATCATACCAGTTTGCAACTGAAGATGTGTATTCCACACACCCCGTCGGCATCCACGGGACAGACAAGTATTATTCGTGAAATTTTTTGGATGGAGATAAAAATGAAAGTTATAAATAGATTTTATAAAAAAATAAAAATGTCGTTTGTATCGTCAATTAAACACACCAAAACATGGAGAAAAGAACAAGTTTGGTATCAGGGAGGAAAAAAAAATGAATGCGAAAGTTTCCAGCGTTAATGTATCGATAAAATAACAGGACTAACATGGTCTTATAACACGGGAATTCGATTACATATGGATTCTTTAGATCTTTGTTATAAAAAATTCCCATTGAAAGACGACGATGGATTTGAATGGACTGAAGATTTTGATGGATTTGTAAAACATTTATCAAACAGCTTTTATTTGAATCTCAAATTTATTTGTGATCAGGGTGGGGCCCAGACAAGGTCAATTCGAGTTTATCATTTTATAAAAACACAATTAAAATATTTAGTTGCCAATTATGAAAATATATATTTTATAAATATTTTAGATGGAGATACTTCTTTCAAAAGTATGTCGAAATTTAAATACTTGTTAGATTGTCATGCTGACGTCAAGGACCATATTTTTGTTGGAGATATGGAACAATTTGAAGAATTTTGGTTTAAAGAAATAATTTCTAAATTACAAATGAAAAATAACGATTTAAAAAAGAAACAAGAATTAGGTCAATTTTTTACTACAAACTACGAAAAAATTTTAAGAAACTTGAGTGTTCCAAGCCATGTAAAAAATATTATAGAACCTTTTGCTGGAGCAGGTGATTTACTAAAATTCATTAAAGATAGACCAGATATTGTATTTGAATGTTATGATATTGATCCTAAACAAGATTTTATTATAGAACAAGATACACTTCAAAATCCTCCTTGTTATGACAATAAATTTGTTTTGACCAACCCCCCTTATCTGGCAAGGAACAAATGCCAAGACAAGAGATATTTTGATCAGTATAAAACAGATGATCTGTATAAATGCTTCATGAAACAAATTACACTCTCTGGTGCGATTGGAGGAATTGTGATTATTCCTATTAATTTCTGGTGTCCTATTCGCAAGGCAGATATGAAATTAAGGAAGGATTTTTTGGAGAAATTTCATGTTATTCATCTTAACATTTTTGAGGAACAGGTTTTTCACGACACAACTTATTCGGTGTGTGCTTTTCAATTTGAAAGAAAAAGAACCAATGATGATAGGATCAATGTTTCCATCTACCCTACAGAAAAACATTTTTCGGTAAAACTTTCAACACTCAATCATTTCCTTATCGGGGGGGATATTTATAATCTTGAAAGAACACATTCTTATCAAATCGCTCGGCTGACGAAACACAACAAGGACAAACAACACACAAATATTTTATTGAAATGTATTGATGACGAAAAACCAATCGGGATGAATATTGTAAAAACGGCAAATGTTTATGTGGACGAGACACCAAACACAAGTGCGCGGTCTTACGCAACTTTGGTAATCAATCCTCCAATCTCATTGGAGCAACAAGAATGCGTTGTGAGCAGATTCAATACCTTACTTCAAAGATATCGTAATGATTACCATTCATTATTTTTATCCAATTATCGCGAAAATCAACGCAAACGAATCTCCTTTGATCTTGCTTATCATATTACAGGACATTTGCTCGAGAAAATGATTTAATGATGGAAATAAAAATGAATTTAAGAACTTGAAAATGTAAAATAAAAGCAAATTATGACAATCAAGGCATTTGGAGTTGACCTAGGGACTACCAACAGCTGTAGTGCTGTTTTTGAGAACAACAAGGTGGAGGTGATTGCTCATACGACAACCGGCAATCGCACGGTCCCCAGTTGGGTATCGTTCAACCCAGAGACGGGGGAGAGATTGGTGGGTGATGCGGCCAAGAACCAGGTTGTTTCCAACCCCAAGAATACGATTTTTGATGCGAAGCGTTTCATTGGCAGGACGTGGGATGATCCTGTGGTCCAGAAGAACAAGACCCACCTGACCTGTAATCTTGTGGAAAAGAACAACAAACCCCATTTTGAAGTAGAAATCAAGGGTGAAAAGAAATTATTCACACCTGAAGAGATTTCCTCCATGGTCATGGGGGAGATGAAGGCCATCACAGAGGCATACCTAGGATATGAACTGAAAAAAGTGGTTGTGACCGTCCCGGCTTATTTCAATGACAGCCAGAGACAGGGCACGAAGGACGCTTGTGCGATTGCTGGATTGGAGGTGTTGCGCCTGATCCAGGAACCCACCGCAGCGTCCATTGCCTATGGGCTGGACAAGATGAAGGAAGGAGAAGAGAAGAATATACTGGTATTCGACTGCGGTGGAGGCACACATGATGTGTCGTTGCTGAACATTTCTGATGGTATTTTTGAAGTAGTGGCGACAAGCGGGGACAGCAACTTGGGAGGGGAGGACATTGATGTCCGGATGGTGGATCATTTCGCCAAGGAATTCCAGAAAAAGACCGGTTTGGACCTGACTGGCAAGACACGTCCCCTGAGGAGGATCCAGAATGCGTGCGAGAGGGCCAAGCGGACATTGTCATCGGCTTCTACGGCCACAATCGAGATTGACTCCTTGTATGAGGGGCACGATTTTAATATGGTGCTGACCCGTGCCAAATTTGAGGACCTGGCTGCCGATATTTTCAGGCGGACCATGGAACCCGTTTACAAGGTGTTGGCGGACGGCAAACTGGGCAAGGCACAGATTGACGAGGTGGTTTTGGTGGGTGGCACCACCCGAATCCCCAAGATCCAGAGCATGCTGAAGGACTATTTCGGGAAGGATCCCTGCACTGGTATCAACGTAGACGAAGCGGTTGCGGTAGGCGCATCTATTCAATCTGCCATTCTGACAGGAATCCAATCCGAGAAAACCGACAATATTGTCTTGTTGGATGTCTGCCCCCTATCACTGGGGATTGAGACAGCTGGTGATATGATGACTGTATTGATCCCCAGGAACACCACTATTCCTGCCAAAAAGACCCAGACATTCAGCACGTTCAGCGACAACCAACCATCAGCGACGATCAAGATCCTGGAGGGTGAGCGTGCTCGTTCTGCGGACAACCACACACTCGGGACATTCCAGTTGGAAGGCATCCCACCAGCTCCCAGGGGTGTTCCCAAGATCAATGTGACGTACGACCTCAGTGCTGATGGTATTCTTGAAGTAAGTGCGGAGGTTGAGGGTAAAGAAGGAACCAAAAAGAATCTTACAATTACAAATGACAAGAAGAATTTGAGTGAAGAAGAGATCAAGCGGATGATTGATGAGGCAGAACAGTTCAAGGAACAAGACAAGAAATTCAAGGAACAAGTTGAAGCCAAAAATCTATACGAGTCAATTCTTTATCAAGCCAAATCACAAGACAAACTCCCAGAGGAAGTCAAGACAAAGATTCAAGAAGAAATAAAGTGGTTAGAGGAGCATCCAAATGAAGAAAAGGAAGTATATGATGAACGCAGAACCAAAATCATGGAATTCCTCCAACCACCAACACCTTCACCAGAAACGGCAACAGATACTACTCCTCCAGAAGAATTCAAAGCAACTGACGACAATATCAAAATTGAAGAAGTTGATTAATATGAATACAATTCTTAAATTTTATTTTTAAAAAAATGAAATTTGATTTAAATAATTTGCGAATAAAAACATAAAAACATGGCAGATAAATGTAAAGCATGTCAGAAGAAACGAGCATCCTATGGATATGACAAAAATAAAAAAATATGGTGTAAACCATGCGCAACTAAATTTTATATAGATTTGAATATTAGTGTAGATAGAAGATGTGATTCACATAAAAAATGTCATTTATGTAACAAAACAAGAGCGAGTTTTGGATATGATGGAGATAAATATATATGGTGTGCAACTTGTGCGTCTTTATGTTATATTGAAATGAATATTAGCGAAGAAAGACGATGTAATATATTTCCAAAATGCCTAAAATGTAAAATTGTATCACCATCTTTTGGTTATGATGGGAATAGTTTGATGTGGTGTTTTGATTGTGCTGCTGAATGTTATGTTGAATTAAATATTGATATTAATCGACGTTGTAATAGTAAGAGAAAATGTCAAGTGTGTAAAAAAATAAGCGCATCTTTTGGTTATGATAATAATCCATATATATGGTGTGCGAATTGTGCTTTATCAAATTATGAAGAGTTAAAAATTGGCGAAGAGAGGTGGTGCGATACACAAGTAAAATGTAATGTTTGTAAACAAACAAGAGCAAATTATGGTTATGACGGGAATGCTCGTTTATGGTGTGCACCATGTTCTATCGTTCAGTTTGATTTACTAAACATAGGTGAAGAAAGGCGATGTAACCTGAATCCAAAGTGTATCATGTGTCAGAAAATAAAAAATGGCTATGGTTATGATAATAAATACTCGTGGTGTTCTACATGTGCTAAAATTATAAGAGAGATTCTTAATATTGATAAAAACAGATGGTGTGATATTCAAAAAAAATGTAATGAATGTCACAATAAACGAGCTTCATATGGGTATGACGAAAAAAAATTAATATGGTGTTCTGATTGTGCTAGAATAAAATGGCAAGAACTAAATATTAGTGAAAACCGTAGATGTACTTCTCAAAAATTGTGTGAAGTATGTAATATAACAAGACCAACATATGGATACGATGGTAAGTATTTATGGTGTTCTTCGTGTTCGAAATCACAATATATAAAACTTAATAAATATTGAAGAAAATAGACGTTGTGATACTAATAAAAAATGTTCATATACCTACCCAGACGGGACAACATGTCAGATCCAAACATCAACAGATAATCATTTATGTGTTCGCCATGACACTTCACAAACCCGTCGTCGCAAATCTCGTGAAATGAAAGTGGTTGATTTTCTCCGATCTCAGAATAATTCATTTTCATCTTTTCTTCATAATCCTTATGAGGTTGTTGAACATTCTTCGTTCCGTCATTTACACTATTTTCCTGATATTTTATATGATTGTGGTGATTATTTCGTCCATCTCGAAATTGATGAAGACCAACATAAGACCTACAATTGTGAATGCCAACGCATCTTGGAAATGAACCAATCCCGTCCGAAACCCACCCTCCTGATCCGATACAATCCTGACACTGTCCATTTTAACGGAGAAAAAATCAAAATACCGAACAAGAATAGATTAGCCACATTGGTTTCCGTCCTTACATGGGCTATGTCTGAAGACGGCAAACAAATTGCGAAACAAATTTATTCCAATTGTAAAAACTCCGTTGTGCCACCGATACTTGTTCTTTATATGTATTACGATGAGATGGGATGGAATGAGGAGAAGAACACGTCTATCTGCGAATTACGAATATTAAGTATGGACAAAGACAACCAGTATTTTTCAGAACAATTTTTACTGCCAAATACTTTGGAAGCATTATTGAAACAAAAATAATTAATAAAAATATTTATATAAAGAAAAGATGAACCGTTGGATCAAGCATGCGATGGCTTATGCCAAGAAGAACAATGTGTCATACCACGATGCCCTCACCCTGTCTCGTCCTTCCTACCACAAAGAGTCCAAGACCCATCCCGGAAAATTGGACTTTACCACCAAGAAGACCTCCAAGGTGTTCCACGAGAAGGGGCACTGGGTTTCCAAGGGTCGCAAGCCCTACAGCAAGTAAAATAGACAGACATTTTTATTTAAGACCATGGGAAAAGGTGTAATAAATAAAAATGGAGACCATTGCCAATAATTGTATCCACCACATGAAGATTGTTTCAGACATCCACGAGCACCTGCCGAAATTATTAGAAATGTCTGTAAAATGCGAAACCATCGCAGAAGTAGGGGTTCGTTATGCGGTTTCTACGTGGGCATTCTTGTATGGGTTGTGCCTGAACCAAAAGACCAAGAAGAAACTGGTTTGCCTTGATATTGTCCCGCCCACTTGCCTACAGGACATCCAGAGAGTGAGTGCTTCATGCGGGATTGAGTTTGATTTTTTCCAGGGAAATAGCGCGACGACACCCTTGCCACCTGTGGATATGATGTTTATCGACACGTGGCACGTTTACGCTCATTTGATCCGGGAACTGGAATTCCACCACAGCCGAGTTAGGAAATACATTGTGCTCCACGACACCGAGGTTGACAAGATCATGGGGGAGAGCTTGCGAGAAAAACACGACATCCATCAGGAAAGCCGGGAATATGGCTATCCAGTCCATGAAATCATGATGGGGCTCTCGTTTGCGATTGACGAGTTCCTGGAACGACACCCCGAATGGAGGTTCAAGAAACATTACCCCAACAATAATGGGCTGACCATCTTGGAAAGGATTGAAGAACGGACCACTTATAGCGCGACAATATAAAAATTATTTTTTTTACTTACTTTTTGCTTGAAAAGAACCAATAGATTTTGTATAGGCACATAAACAGAATAATTGCGTAAACAACCAACAGTGATGCGGGGACAGCCATGGAAGGTTTCTGGAACTGGATGGTTTTCTTGTCCTTCCCAACGTAAATTTCAACATGATCCCCCATCTGGAGGTGTTGGTTAAGGAGTTCTTTCACACTATATTCTTTTTCATCCACCTTGTACACAATCTCAACAAAAGAAACAACGGGCGTGTATTGGGAGAAATAGATGGTCTTGATAACCCCTTCATTCTTGTCGTATTGTGATTGTAGAACCTGTTCATAAAAACGGGGGACAATCAAAACACCAAAGAACAAAAGGAGCAGTAGCAGCATAATTGTGTGTTGCTGGGCGTATTCTAAACAACGGGGATTGACTTTTTCTTCTTTCTTGCTTGGCATGTTTTATTTACAATAAAAAAAAAAATCTTCTTTTCGTATAGAAAGAGACGATCTAATGAAAAAAAATTCATCTTCTTCTTTCCAGGATGATTCTTCTAAAAAGTTTTTTAAATTGATGGGCAATGCGATCCTCTTGGCCTCTATTCAAGCGTCCATTGGTTCGGTCGAAATGTCAAGCAAATTTTCAGTGGTGAATTTTTCCAAAGACCAGTCGACTCTACAGGGAGCGGCTGACGCACTGACTGGTTATTTGTTCATAGGAACAATATGGATGATTGGAAGTATCCTAATCAATTACGGTCAGTATGGGTGGGCTGGCCTTGTAGCCAGCTTGGTAGCGAACCTTATAATTATGGGCTGGATTGTGTTGAGCTATTACCAGGCATTCAATATTGCCGTCAAGAGATACAAACTTAAATTCCCCAAGATCCTTCGTTTGAATTTTGATTGATAAAATATCAAATTTATAAAATATTGATATCACATAAGAGATGACAATATACATTTCGGGAGGTAAATTAGGGGATTTTATCCAACAAATGTCCATTATCTATGAAAGGTTCTTACTGGATAAGAAACCAGCAATCCTGTATATTTCTGAGAGGGGGGATAAGTTTAGACACGGTGTTAAAAGAGCATACACAGACCTGCTTCCAATAGTATCCAAACAACCTTATATCAAAGAATTCAAGATTCACAATGGAGAACAATACGATATTGATCTTTCTCGCTGGAGAAGACATATATACGTGGATAAAAAATTTATGGACGACTATTTGACGTGGATGAAGAAAGAATACAATATCGATTGGGGGAAAAATAAATGGATCTTTGATATTCCGTGTGATGCCATCTGGAAAGACAAAATCGTCATTAATACAACTTCTTATCGTTTTCCGGATATAATCGACTGGAAGATATTTTTTAATAGGATTGATTACGGAAACATTTTATTTGTGGGTTTTGACAAGAATGAGCATGACCATTTTGTAAAGAATGCCCATAAGATCAATTATTATTGCCCCCATTCATTAGAAGAGTTATTTACCATTATCAATTCTTGTAAATTATTTATTGGGTCTCTCTCTGCTCCCTTATCAATCGCATTCAGTATTCATACCCCAACTAAAATTGGTTTCTACAAACACACTAAAAGAAATTTTAATGACTATAAACATTTTCACAACATCGGGCAGAATATCCCTTCAGTTTTGAAATGAGAATGATTTAAAAGAAGAAGAAGATTACAAGAAAACCAGCATGGACATTATTGAAAATTGTCGAATATGTAAATCCACAAACCTAGCAGATGTCATTGACCTTGGCGAGCAGTACATCACTTCCCGTTTCCCCGAGAAGAATGACTTTTCTACGCCCAAATGCCCCATCACCCTTTGTTTGTGCTGTGAATGTGGCCTGCTCCAGTTGAGGCAGACCACTCACGCATCCGAAATGTACGAGCACGAGTACGGCTACCGCTCTGGCATCAGCAACACCATGAAAACCCATTTAAAGACATACCACGAGGAGTTGATGGAAAAGGTTCAAGGGTGGAAGGATGGAGATGTTGTGCTGGACATTGGGAGCAATGATTCCACTTTTCTGAAATTCTACCCAAAAGGATTGGTGCGTGTGGGGATTGACCCCACTGGAAAACAATTCGAACATTTCTACACGGATGAAGTGTTGATCCCCGATTATTTTACGGGACAAACTTTTCGAAAACGATTCCCAACGGAAAAATGCAAGATTGTCTCTTCCATCGCCATGTTCTATGATCTCCCAGACCCAGTCCAGTTCGCAAGGGATATCGAAGGCATCCTGGAAGACGATGGTGTTTGGACGTGCGAACAGAGCTACTTGTTGAACATGCTGGATGCCAACAGCATCGACACCATCTGCCACGAGCACCTTGAATACTACACCCTCTTCCAGATCAAAGAGATTGCGAATCGTGCCGGATTGAAGATTATTGATGTCAAATTCAATTCGTCCAACGGAGGGAGTTTTCGGATTTATTTGGCGAAACAATCATCCACAAGACACAATGAGTGCGCCGACCTGATCCACTCCATTTTTATAAAAGAGGAGATGTATTCCCTCAAGGACCCCGAAACATATCAGCGGTTCTACCAGAGGTGCGCGGACGAGGCGCGCCGTTTAAAAATGTTTATCAATAACATCAATGAGAATGGCAAAAGAATATGGATCTATGGAGCATCCACCAAGGGGAACTGCACACTCCAGTTTGCCAACATTACAAAAGAAGACATCCCCTATGCGGTAGAAAGGAATCCCAATAAATTTGGAAAAATGACACCCACTGGCACAGAAATCATAAGCGAAGAAGAGATGAGAAAAAATCCCCCCGAATACCTCCTTGTCCTGCCGTGGCATTTCAAGAAGGAGATTATCGAACGGGAGAATATTTTCTTGGAAAATGGGGGATCTCTTGTCTTTCCCTTTCCACACCTCGACATCTTTTCCCTCCGGCCAAAACTTTTGCTGACGGGTTGTGATGGGCATATTGCTTCCTATTTTCTCGATCAATACAAAAATTTCTACAATATCTTTGGCCTTGGTCATTCCAGAAGAAAACACGACAATCCACACAATATCACCAAATTTTTTGTGGGTGAGGATGATGAACTATTGAACGATGTTATACTGGCCGTTAATCCCCAGTATATCGCCCACCTTGCCGGGATCTCCAATTCCCAAACAGCCCTTGAGAACCCGATTGCCACCCTGGATGTGAATGGTCGTATGATTGCCGTCATTTGTGAGTGTGTCTGTAAAAATGATTTAACGGCAAAGGTCTTCAATGCCTCCAGCAGTGAGATATTCAAGGGGCATGGCGATTACACGGTCCGCGAGGACGACACCCATTACAAGCACCTCCACCCCTATTCCATCTCGAAGATTATGGGGCATTCGTTTGTTGATTTTTATCGTGAAAAATACGAATGCCCCTTCTACAATGGCATCATCTTTACAACTGAATCCTGTCGCAAATCAAAGGATTTCTTGTTGAACAAGGTTGCCCATCATTCGCACCAATGGGTCAAGAACAAGATGCCGATCCAGATTGGGAGTTTGGATTCCATGAGGAACATTATCCACGCGTCCGATGTTGCCCATGCGATCCATTGTATCCTGATTGGGGGAGACCAAAACTATGTGATTTGCCACGACAAGAGCTATCTAATGGAGGAACTGGTCATGGGTATCTATAGGAGGGTAGGCGTTGAACTCAAAAAGAAGGGAAATTATTATGTTCATAAAGACACAGACGAGATTGTCCTTCTTGTCGATGAAAGGAACAAGCGGAATGAAAAATCAAACAACATTCAGGGCGACAATTCCCGTCTAAAAAAAATTGGCTGGGAATTATCAATCACAATCGATGGCCTATTGGACGAGATCAGCCAGCACCACAAGTTATAAACAAACACCATCTATAAAATAAAATTTTATAGATAAAAATGAAGATTGAGGTGTCTGATGGTGAAATTGCGGACAAGTATTCGATCCTGTGCCTAAAACTGGCAAAAATTCCAGATGAACAGAAAAGAAGGGAAATCTTGCGTGAAAAGGAACTCCTCCACGATTATACCTTATCATTGATTGACAAGTGGCCCATGTGCTACGAACTCTTGTGCCATACGAACCAGATGATCTGGGACAAGACAAACGAGATGAAAGCGTTCCGTGTTATGGATGACCCAGCGGGGTTTTCCAATCTGGCATCGGCAATCTTTTCATACAATGACAAGAGATTCCGGTTGAAACGGATTTTTAATATGGATTCCAGTGTAAAAGAACAAAAGAGTTACGGAGCAAAAACCATCTCTATAAGGATCCCGGATCACAATTTTCTTCTGGAACACTTGGGGCGAATAATTTACATGATCCTTGATTACGACCAGATCCATGTGGGCACTGATCAGTGTGTCATGAAAACCCTACTGGAACATATCCCCACATGCTGTATTTCTCGTGTCTCGCCCAATACCAACACTATAAGCGACATACCAGACGCCCATGATCAGGAGGCCCTTTTGATTATCAATAGTTTTATAACTTGCAGATCTGGTAAACAAGAGGGCTGAGTGCCTCTACGGATTTTTCCATAGCCCACCTTTTCCGTGGGTCGGGGTGGGTCATGTTCCGGAGCAGAAATATCATTTTTTTATTGAATGGTGATCCATACAAGGTCGCATAGGCCATCACCAGATACACCTGTGTCAGCACCATCCCAATGGCAAAAACATCAGTCTTTGGCGCAATACTTTTAAGGAATTTTTCTCCCTTTGTCTTGAATTCGTGCTGTAATTCATTGTTTGCCTTGTTCAACAACTTCATATAATTACTCTGGATCTTCAAGAGAGAAAAAATGTAGATATTGTTCGCATAATCAGTGGCAAAGTCATCATCATTGAATTCATAACCATACTTGTAGTGAGCATAACTCTTGTATTCGGGTGGATGGTTTGTATTGTCGCCCGAAAACCACGAATAGTTTTCTTCGGAATAAACATCACTGAAAAGATCGGTTGTCCCCCAATCGATCAAAAAGAGTTTGAAGGGTTTCGTGTTGTAGAGGATGTTTTTTGTCTTGATATCGTGATGGACCCACCCTTTTTCGTGGAGGACGACAAGGCCCTTCATAATATTTTTAATATTTTTCAGTATACGGCAGAACAATTCGAGGTTGTTTCTGCCAGAATTTTTTGACAATAAAACACCGAGGTCATCATCACGGAATGGGCGGATTTCACTATACATTTTACTGGGTCTTTCATAGATGGCAAGCAGGGGGCTTGTCATTTTATTATTCTTGTCAAAAATGGTGCGGGCAAACTGTCCTTTGGAGATGTCTGTAAAACTCTCATTTGTTAATCTTTGGATGTAATCATCATTTCCTCGATATTTTTCATCAATCATCCTATTCTTACGGGGGGGATGCCAAATTTTACTATAACCACCACTACCAATCAACATTCTTTATTGAAGATTTTCTTATTTTTTTTTACATCACAATTGTAGCCGAAAATGAAAAGGATGAATGTGATGGAAACAAAACTGGAAACAAACATAATCATCATTGTCAAAACATATTTTTTCCACTTGTCGATCGATTGCTGATCAATATATTCATCGACAAAATCCGACAAGATCATATAGAAAGTAATGACAATGGCGGATAGGACGGCTTCCTGGAAACAGAAATGAAGGGGTTTTTTCATATCAAGCAAGAAGAATGGCCTGATCTGTTTCATTTTTTCTTTTTTATCTATTTCAAAAGAAAAATGAAAATAATATCCATATTCTCCTTATTAAACAAAATGAATGTAATAAACTACCACAGGTGGAATATCCTCAAGTTTGTAGGGTGCGCACTGCCCACCCTTTCCACCCTCCAGAAGGAAATTATTCGGAAACAATTGAACGAGAGGTACTGCCCAACATGTGGAGAATATATTTACAATCCATTCCGTAAAAGAAAGATAAAGCATTACCATTCGCTGCGCAATCACAAATTCACATACATCATACAAAAGAGGTTATTGATACATCCTCACAACCAATTGGTGGAATGGACGCGTCATTTTCCCAATGTGATGAAGCTCATTGTCGCAGACGCCGACTTGTTCTTTTACAATGATTCTAAACCCCGTTTCGTGCATCGTATCCAATCGGTCCGAATGTGGACGATCGATGAATGGAACAATCTGTATCCGTCATCTTTTTACATCTGGAAGAATGACCTGCTCCAACGGATAAACACAGATCGATTGAAAGGTGTTGATTTTTTATGGGTGCCAGATCTTGTCGTGGTGTGAGCATCACATCCACACCTGAGAATTGTTGGGGGTTCCGCCGAAATGGGGGGTGTTGGCGAATGCCAGGGCTTCGTTGGTTTCCTCGAGTTTGCATTTACACATCCTGGGGAAATCGTCAAAATCCCAGTTTTGGTACTTCCAATTCTCCCTCTTGTTCAGGCACATCAACAAAAGAATAATAATCATCAACAATGGGATTATAATTTTTATCATTTTATTATGGAAAAAAAGTTTGTTTTCAAAATATAAATAAAGACAATGACAACCGTTCTTTTGTTTTTGGCTCTTTTGTTAATAAGTGTGGCCGTGTGCTTCCGATTCTATTCCTGTGAAAAATATTCCCCAGTAACCGGATTCTCGTATGCGGATGGGTGCGACAAGATGCCTGTTCCAGAAAATATAAGGACAAGCAGCAGATCCCCTCCCTTTTATAATTTGAATGCCGTCCGCCCCCCATTGTGTGCCTACAGAAATTTTACATTCCCTCCACCCATGGGGTACACGCCCATCCAGGATGCCCCCGCCAATTTTGATATCTACCAATACTGGTTCAAGGATGCCGTCCTATCCCATCCCCAGACGGCATACCTCGTGTAGAAATAATTTGTTTTCAAACCTTTTTTTATTGTTTGTTTGAAAAAATGAATCTTCTCCTTAGATTGGGATGGAAAAGGGGCAGAAAAGAGAGGGAAACTGAAGCTGGAATTTTTCAGCAAGATTATCACGATGGTAGAACCAGGCATTATTGAGTTTCATGAATTGGGTGTCCTTGTATGTGATGGGGTTTTCCTTGACGAGTGGTGATGATCGTGCGTGGAACTCGCGTAATTGATCTGGGTCTGCTTTAAAAAGGATATAAGAATCCGTCCATTTGAGGAATGATTTGATGTCTCTGGATGCCACCTTGACCTTGAAATTCTCGTCTTTTTCAAGCATCAACAGGATAAATTGGATTTCTTTTTCGAATTTACGGATCCTTGGGTGGCGGTAGATGGTGGAATGGAGGCGGTGCCGGATCAAGAACAGGTTCCATAGTTCATCCTGAACCCTGTCCCGGAAACAGAGTGTGTCATCCACCACGCGACAATTCTTGATGATCCGCTGGACATCCACCGACATGCACAACCCGAATTGATGGTTGTCGCGCACCAGATAATCCATCTTGTCGACATCCACGCCACTCTCGGGGTTGTTGATCAGGTGTGAATACCATCTCACATCATTACCATCTTTTGGTGGATCAATCATGGCCTGGATAAACTGGATGGCTTCTTTCGGCATCAATTTATATTTCTGGTTAATAATGGTAATCATGTCCAATGCCCGTTTCTCATGGAAGGACCATGGTGCATCACCTTCCAGATATTCATCGAACAAGTGAGAGAATGGACCATGCCCAATGTCGTGGAGGAGCCCAGCCAGGCATATCCATTCCATCTTTTCCTCTCCCAATCCATCTATGACCTCTGGTTGATGGTGCTTGAGGTTTTCCAACAAGCACGCCAGTAAATGGTACACACCCAAAGAATGGACAAAACGGGTGGTGGTGGCAGTTGGAAAGACCCTGTAGGCCAGACCTGTTTGGCGGATACTGTGCAGCCGCTGGAATTCTTCGGTGTCTATCCATTTTAGAGCGATACTCGAAACGGAAATATCCCCCCATATGTTGTCCCGAATTACTTTCATTATTTACATTTTCATTTTGTGGAAAATGAAAATCATTTTTATATTAAGGGTATTGGTACCATTTGACGGCTGGTTGGATCTTCTTCTCACAGGGGCTGTAGCCGTACTCCTTGATGGTCTGGTTGACCACCTGTTGGCAGAACTTGCCACAGGGAGAAGAATACATGTCTTTATCAATATTGTCTTTGAATTGAGGCTGGGAATAACAAAAATTGAGACAGGCATTCCTCACCTGATTAATCGTGGTGACCTGACTTTTATACGGACAGCGTTTGACGTCCTTGACACAATACATTACTTTCTTTCTTTACAAAAAGAAATAATAATATAATTTTTATTCGAATTCAATGTGAGAATTAATAGTAAAGGACTGGAAGAGGCGGGGGAGGTCAAACCTGCAATTGTTCTTGAAACAGAATTCCAATAATTTCTGGCTGTCGGGGGTGCCCGCATAGCGCACCGCATCAATCATGTCTTGTGTGATCTGTTGATCGTCCTTGAAAATCTCACGGACACGCTGGTAGGGAAAGTTTGACATGTCCAGTGCTGGATTGTTGATCTTGATCTGCTCGATTGACCCGTGTTTTTTCAACAACCGGAATGATTTTTCTGGGCCAATCTTGTAGAGATTATTGTTGTAATCTGTGCCGCACATGATACAGAAATCCAGGAACTGTTCCTCTGTCATGTCCAATCTGGACAGCATGTCCTCATACTCAATCTCCACGAATGTCTGCTGGTTCATGTTCAGCTTGTGAAGGAATCGGGGTGCCTTATAATTCAGGACATCCGTATCCTCAGACAGGACCGCGTCAACAAGGCCCATCCGACACAGCATCGCACAGGTTGCCTCGGCTTCACCCGTCGCCATCAAATACGGAATGTCCATAATATCAAACAGGGTCCTTGTCAATTCAAAATCCTCTGTCCTGATTGACAAGAGTGTATTCAGCATGTGGTCCAGAGCATTGTCAATCGATACGATACTGTATGCCTCGTATTCCATATAATTCTTGTTGATAAATTCACATAATTCTGGCGTCATTTTCTCTCTTTCCAGAGGTATAATCCCATTCAATCCAAAACATTCGTTATTGTCCCGAAACAGACCTTTATAGGTCTCCCAGGAGGCACATATTAGATCCGCTTTCTCCTTGGTCTTGATGCGGGCCATTGTGCGCATTTTTCTTTCTTCTTCCTTTTCAATGGGGGCTTTGGTGTCATAAACAAACACTGGGTGGATTTCGTTTTCTCGCAAGATTGACACCAGTTGTAGAAAAGCATCCAGCCATTGCCTCCCATATGTTGTCTTGAACCGACACATGAAAATAGAAGTATCAATCGCCAGCTTCTTGTAGGCATATTTTGATAAATGGATTTCGGTGTAGATTAACGGACATGCTTTTCTTAAAAAATGATGTAAATTCTTGATCCCCATATTGTTTCTATTAGAATAAAATTATTTCTCTAAATAATAATTAATAAACAATATGGAAAAATTATCAAGATTACAATCACTCTTTTTACAAAAAGTTTGTTCCTTGTTATTTGCCCAGATGATTATCCTTCTGGTTGTTGTCTATGTCGTTCATCAATGGTTTCCCAAACAAGTATGTTTCATGACCTGCCATTTCTGGCTGGATCTGGTCCTTTACATGATCCTTGTTGTGGGGCTTGTTTCCGTTTCTCATTCCCAGGGCATGAATATCGTGGTTCGATACACCGCATTCTTTGGCATTGCCGTTCTGCTGGCATACATCATGGCGCTCCAATACAATACAATTGCCATGTTGAAAAATAAAAACGACAAGAAAACAGCCGAGACATTCTTAAGGGCCCTCTTGATTGTCATTTTCATATTCATTGTCAATCTGGTCCTTATGCCATTCACAATGAAATACATGGGTTTCATGTATGCGGTTTCGGCTTCACTTTTTATCTGTTTGATTGGTCTTATTCTGTGGGGGCTGTTTGTTGGAAAGGGATTTTTGATTTGGGTTTCTGTTGGGTTGTTTGTTTTTCTGGGCCTGTTGATGACTGATCTGAACATACTTGTCCATAGGTGCAAAAAACCCAATTCTATCCAGTGCGACCCCCTAAACGGCGCTTCCCTGCTGTACGTGGATCTTGTCAATATCCTACAACAGATCTTTATCCTCCTGAATGCGGGACAGCGGTGAATAAATATTGGTAAGTGCTCTTGTGGCCCTTGATCCTCTCGGCATAGGGTTTTTTTGTAATGGCCTTGACACCCTTGTTCCGCAAGAAAATCCTGCCAAATTCCCATTCGAAACGGAGGGGCCAGAGGTGGGGGTGTTCCAGGAAGTAGAAATCGTTGGCGTGCCTCTGGAAAAACGATAGGCGATTGATGCTTGGTCGCAAGCTGAAAAGCGGCCAGTTTTCAAGTGTCACTCTGTCCATCATTTCATAAATATCCTTCTCGTGATTGGTAGAATGGGGTGGTGTGAGGATCGTGATTTCGTCCATCTGGATTGTTTGTTTTGGGGGCATTTGTTTCCAGTCATCCGTCACCTGGAGTTGTGATACTTGCGGGTGTTTGTCCATAATACGGACAAGGTCCGGGAGTAATGGGCGCGAGCACTCCCACGTGTCCTCCCAGTGGATCCAGTATTTCTTTTCAGAATGTAAGAGGTAATCACGAATCAGTATATTCAATGAGCGTGCCTGCCCACTATCCCCTTGTGTTTTTTGAATAAACTTGACTTTTGAGTAATTCCGTTTCATAAAATCAACATAAAGAGAAGAATCCTTATCCCATTCGTTAATGACAATGATTTCTTGACCCGTTGCCACTAAACTATCAAGGATCTTGGGCACGTTATGGCTCCTGTCTTCAAACCCCATATAGGTGGTCATTGTGACGATACAGGATGAAGGATTATAATGTTCCCGTTGTTTCCACATGAAAACCATGACAAACAATAAAATAATCAAGATACACAGAATAAGAATGACCATTTATTCTCTTGAAGATTATTTTTTGTTTAAGTATTTATCATTTGTATATACAAATGATAAAACTCATAAGGGATTTTTATGTCAATGGGGATGATGAACAGATATTCGATACACTGCAGAAATACCTGCCAGAATATCTGGACAACCACCCTGAAGACGATTACAAAGTAATAGATGAAATACAAGACGACCACCGGCTCTACAGAAAATCCCTTTTGAAACGGAATTCTTTTTTGAAGGAACTGCCCAACATGGTTATAAAGACACTGCCCAGAGAATTTGTAGAGAGTGTGCGTCATATAACCGAAGAAACTGTTTTTGACAGGAAGGAAAAGAAACTCAACTTTTTTATAGTGTCTGATAATATCTATCAGATCACCGGATCGACACGGTTCATACCCATCACAAAGGAAAAATGTAAAGTAATCACCATGATCCATTTTACACTGCTGGATGCCGAAAAGTATTTCCCCAACAAGACCGTTTCAACCATGCTAATCCCCCTGCTAAAAGCCAAGATCCCCGAAATGTTCATCACAAACCAGAACCTGTTCTACAATGAGGTTGTCAAGAAATACAAATCAAAACCATAGACACCGTTTAGGAAGAGAACAGATAATAGACAACATCTTCCTTACCGATGGGCGATTGACAGGATCCACATCCAGGCACTGGATAATCATTCTCTGTATAGTTTTGGGGGTGCGAAAGGTAAAATGGATCCATTCTTCTCGTGTGGAATTGTGTTCAATGAAATCGAGGGGTGTGGAGACAATGGTGCTTGTCCTCTGTTGCTCCCAGATCTCATACAGGATCAGCCCAAGCGACCAAATGTCCATCTTATTATCATAAGGGATCCGATTCCTCAATTCGGGAGACATGTACCAATAAGTCCCAATATCAAATGTGTCAAATTTTTTATTCTGGCTTTCCACCAGATTATCGAGGTTCTGGTCGCTTGAATACAAGAGTTCGTAATAATCCGTGTGCAGTTTTGACAATCCAAAATCGGTGATTTTCAGGGTGCCGTCATTCGTAATCAGCACATTACTCGGTTTTAGATCCCGATGGATCACCGATTCCGGACGGCGTTCGTGGAGGTAAATCAGGGCCAGTAGGATATCAATTGTCCATCTGTATTTTGTATGATAAGAAGACGCTGAGAACTTCCAGCAGGAGAGAATGGACTTGTGCCTTGTCTGGAAGTAATTCAGGTCTCTCATTGGAAAATACTCCAGAATGATCTGGAATGGATCCAGGGTAATCCCGAGGATCTGGACAATGTTGGGGTGGTGCATCTTGACCAGGATCGAAATCTCATCCTTTAGGTGGCGTGTTAATTTTTCGATTGCCTTTTCGTCTGTCTGCTGGAGATCAAGGCGTTTTACAGCCACGACCAGACCCCTCCATTCACCCAAATAAACGGTGTAGTGCATGCTTTTCCCAATAATTTTTTTTTCATCATTTTCTTCCTGGAAATGAACAATCCTTCTTCCCCGTGAGAGGTAATCCCCAATCGCCTTGACCCTGCTGTTTTCAATCTTTTTAAATTGTTTCGCAGTGATGTAGTGGAGGTCTCGTTTGTCAATGATCCAGTCATTGAGTTCCATAATGTCGTCTATATATATTATTTCTGGTTTTTGTCTTTTTGTTTCAATTTTTCCCATTTAAAGACAAGGGGTTTTTGACAATAAAAATGAGTAGTGAATACAAAATCATCCTCAACATGATTGTCAAAAACGAATCAAAAATCATAGAAAGGTGCCTGGACACTGCCCGTTGGGTGGATGGGTTCTTCATCAGTGATACGGGTTCCACGGACAACACGATAGAAATCATCAACAACTGGAAGCAGCGCAACAACAAGATTGGGGCAGTCGCAACGAATGTGTGGAAGAATTTTGGGCACAATAGGACGGAAGCCATCCTTCAGGCGAAGAAATGGTGCAAGGAAGCCAATCTGGACCTTACCAAAACCTACTTGCTCTTTCTGGATGCCGACATGATGTTCCCGGGTGAATGTTTGCGGAAAGTCATCCACGAGGCCGATGTGTGGGACATTCGCCAACAGAACCCAACGATTGTGTACGCAAATCTGCGTTCTGTCCGGGCCAGTGTTGATATTATATGTAAATGCCCCACCCACGAGTATTACGAGATCTACACACCCAATATAGAGCGCAAGGTTTTTGAAGGTGCCGCAATCGATGATGTGGGGGATGGTGGGTGCAAGGACGACAAGGCAGAACGGGACATCCGAATGCTCAAGGAGGCATTGACAACCGACCCCAAGAATTGCCGATACTGGTTTTATCTGGCCAATACCTTTAGGGATGTCAAGGATTTCTACAGTGCAATCATGGCATACAACAACAGGATTGATATTGGTGGATGGTTTGAAGAAACTTATTGTGCGCTGGTGTACAAAGGGGATTGTCATTATGTGATCCAACAATACCCAGAGGCGATCGAATCGTGGCTAAAGGCATACAATACCGACCCCATACGAGGGGAGGCATTGATCCGCTTGTCCATCCATTTCCGCACCATTTCACAGCATCATACCGCAATGTTATTCATCAACAAGGGTTTAAAGCTCCCACTCCCATTGGAACGGCAATTGTTCGTAGAAAAACCTGTTCATGACTATAGGTTTTTATACGAATTGTCAGTGTGTGCTTATTATGTCGATGACCTTGAAAGGGGGAAGATTGCGTGCAAGATGCTGTTGGAGAACCCCAATGTGCCAGAAAATCTTGTCGAATCCACAAAACACAATCTGAAATTCTATACAAAAGAAAAATAATAAATATTGTTCTAGAATAAGAATATAGTATTCAAAAATGAGTAGGACCATGCCTTTACGATTACAAAAAAGTTTGATGAACAAGGTAGAATATGTGCCCACCCAGATAAAAAGCCCTTTCAACACAACAAACTACCATATAGGTTTTATTATCGTTCGGTGTGTCACGAATAAATTAACGGCACAATACTGGTATAAATGCTACACATCCATCAGAAGATTATACCCTTTCATCCCGATTGTCATTATTGATGACAACAGCAACCAGAAATTCATCAATAGCAACCTTGAATCAAAATTGTCCAATTGCAGGATCATCAAATCGGAACACCCTTCGAGTGGAGAGATCCTGGGGTATTTTTATTATTTTAAAAACAAATGGTTCAAAAAGGCCGTCATCCTGCACGATTCGGTGTTTATCCAGCGCCCAATCAATTTTGATTCCTGTAAAAATGTAAAGTTCCTGTGGCAGATTGACAACAAGGCATTTGACAATGTGAAATTGGAGACAAAATTACTGAAAAAACTTGGTGGCCCCTATCTGGGTCTTTACGAGGACAAAAACAAATGGAAAGGGTGTTTTGGTGTCATGTCCGTCATTGAGCACGGTTTCCTGACAAAAATTTCACCCATTTTTAAATTGGTGGAACATGTAAAAACCCGCCACGATAGGATGTGCATAGAAAGGATTTTTGCTGTTGCATGTTTTTATCATTACCCAGAGTTAATGACCGATGTCTCCATCATGGGCAGTATCCATTCTTACCCATTGGGATGGGGCTACCATTACAGTCAATTTGAAAGGGACATCAAGGGTAGGAGAAATTTACCAGCACTTGTCAAGGTATGGACCGGAAGATGATGATTTTATTTATTTTTTGTTGTTGTTTGGTTTGATATGTGAGTTGTAGAAAGAAGAAATATCAACACACGAGGTGTACCCAGAGTTTTTTATGGAACTCTTGTGGTATATCTCTTTTGCCCCCAGAATCTCAAGCAATTCCTGGTATTGTTTTGCGTGGAATTCTCCCACATAAACAATAGAATTCTCGGCATAAGAATCATCGGCAAATTTACGTAGCATCCGTGCGGATAGGTACATGTCCATAAAAACAGAAATCACATAGAGGATGTGGAGGGAAATATTTTCAACAAATGACTTGATACAATTCTCAGAAACATACTCAATTGAAGAATGTGTCTTCATCTCCTTTCCGTAACTGTTCTCAAATTTGATAAATTTTCTGCGGGCATTTGTGATACTGCGATCATAAGAAGAATGAGACCATTTTGTCAGCTTCCTTCGAACAACACTGGATGGGATGTGTTTTATCTGTTTGTGGATTTTTGTCTCGTCAATAATGTAAGCAGAAAGATCTGTATGGTATTCTTTGCTGTTCTTGTCAAACAAAAACCTCTTGACAAAGGAAACAAGGTCCGCAAGAGCATAGTTTGCTCGTGGAATCCTATCCTGGTATGTATAAGACAGCCCAATCTTGAACAGTTTGTCAATCATACACTCTTTTTCACTGGTCCGTTTGATGGAATAGTCCATCTGTTTCACAAAACGGACATCGCACAAATGAACCCTTGTGTTTTCAGGGCATTCATACATTGAAAAATTAAATTTAGGGCTGCACGCGTCGAGGCGTTTGCGGATGTACGACAACGCCTTGGCATCGTCCAGATGTGTTGTCATGTACACGAGGTAGTGGAGTGTGGGCAACCAACCCAGCTTCTTGTTCCCAATATAAAAAGATTCACTGAAAATGTCAAGGATCTTATCATTTCCAATACTGCGGTGATACTGCTCAATGAATTCTGGCAACGACAAGTATTTTGTATCCTTGTCCGCATAATCTTTACAGCCCACAATGTCATGGACTTCTCCTATAATGACGATCCTCCGTTGGGTAC